CTGCTGGCTACACTACTACACAGGCTGATAGATTAGCTTCAATTAGAAAAAAGCTAGAAGATTTAGAAGATGATCTTTCATCAGTTAACGAACTAATAAATAATTTTGACCCAGGTATCAATAGCGTTAGAAGTATTTTAGAAGGAGTTAACGATAACATTACAGAATGTGCAAGACAGCTTAAAGAAGAAGATGAAAAAGAATTAAACGATTTATTAAATCAAATAAGACCGTTGGGTTTAAGTGATATTGAAAGAGAAGAGTCTGAAGAATATACTTATAGATCATCTAACGGCAAAGATTACAACCTGGTTATAATTGAAGATAATTCAATCGAATCAGTTATTCCTAGAAGATTAGCAGTAGCTAAAGATAATATAGGAGTAATAGTTTTGAGAGGACAGCCTTCATTTAGTTCTGATACTAAAGTTCTTTTAGATGAATTAAAATTTAGAATAGATAACCAACTTCCATAAACCAACTATTTATAATTATGAAACTAGAACTATTAAGAAAAGTAATAAGAGAAGAAGTAAAAGCAGCAATGAAAGAAGAGCTTCAAGAAATAATGAATGAAGCTGTCAAAGCAGCTAGTAAACCTTCTGGTAAAGAGATTACTTATCAAAATACTAAAATTAATAAAAACAAGAACTCTATAACTGAAATGCTTAATATGACTAAATCATCTATGAATAATGATGAATATAGAAACGTATTAAATATGAACTCAGATATGGTTAAAAAACCTAATTTTGCAAGTTCAATGGCTTCATCTATGGGTATGTCACCTAGCGGTGCTCAACCAGGTTT